GGGAAGAACGGAAGTTACTTGATATTACCACAGATGACGGTCGGAAACGGATTGATGCTATAAACGCTTCATTAGACAGGAACGATAAGTTAATAAAGCAGAATAGTTCAAGCCTTGAGAAACAACGGTTAAATGTTGGTAACTATACCAATTCAATAAAGGACGCTGTTCCATTTCTTGACAAGTTCACAAGTGGGGCCGTTAGTTCTGCTCAAGGGATTGCGGGAATGGCTAAGAGTTCTTTGGCTTTCCTTGCCACTCCGATCGGGGCGGCTATTGGTGCTATCGGTTTAGCCATTGGCGCACTCACTCAATACATCAACGGAAGCGATGAAGCTGGGGATAGGTTCGCAAAGACTACCGCTGCGCTTGGATTCGTATTTGAGAAACTAAAAATAATCGTTGAGAATGTAGGCGGATTTATATTCGATACGATTGAATTCATAGCCGGTGGGGTTGAAAAGGTTATCGGGTTTTTAAATCCAGCAGCAGGGGCAGCAATCGAGGCAGCAAGGAAAGCAGGGGAGGAATTAGCTAATCTCCAAGATGACATAGAAAATAGGGAAAACGCTGCATTGGTAAGACGTGCAGAAGTAAACGAGCAAGTACAACTTTTACGGGAAAAGGCTATCACTCAGGAAGGTGCTTTGAAACGTGCTACAATAGAGGAAGCTATACGATTAGAAAAGGAACTTGCAGCAGAGGAAACTAAACTTGCTCAAGATAAGGTAGCCGCTTTTAGACTTGAGAATAAAGAAAGAATAGAAAATCAAAAACTTTCAAGTGATCAATTAAGGGAACTTTCACAACTTGAAACTGATGTAATCAACCAACGCTCACAAGGCGCTCAAGCTACTATTAAGTTTCAAAAGGAGGTAGAGAAACTACGTGAAGAAGAAATCAAGCAGCAAAAAGAACTGGCCGAACAGCGTGCTATTGAGAATCAGCAAAAACTTGATTTAGAACAGGTAAACGCACGTTTAGCAGCGCAAACAGAAAAAGAAGTAACATTTACAACGCCGGCAATTATTAAGGGTAAGTTAGATGTAAACGCAGCTAACGTAAAGGAAGTAAAATTAACAATAGAACAAGAAGAACTCTTAAAAAGAAAAGAGGCTTTAAAAAAGCAAGAACTTGGTAATGCTATAGCGTTAAGTGCGGCTATCATTGGATTGGGTGAAGCTGAAAGCAAAGCCGGAAAGGCATTTGCATTATCAACCATAGCTATAAATTCAGGTATAGGAGTATCAAACGCTATCCGTGCTGGTTCTGGAATACCTTGGCCAGGAAACCTTGCCGCAATTCTATCTGGTGTTACGGCTGTTTTAACCGGAATATCTCAGGCTAAAGGGCTTTTAGGATTTGCCGAAGGTGGCTTCACAGGCGAAGGTTCTAAATACCAAGTAGCCGGAGTTGTTCACGCGGGTGAATTCGTAGTCCCTCAAGAAACCGTAAGAGCTTACGGCCCTGATTACTTCGCTTCACGTTACCTTCCAGGTTATGCCGATGGTGGATATGTTACTAATTCAAGCGTTCAATCTACTAACGAGCAGATCGGTATAATGAGGGCTTTACGTTCTATGCCTGCACCTGTTCTAACTTATAGGGAATTTTCAGACTTTACTAATCGTGTTAGTTTAAAAGAATCAATTGTAACAGCATGAGTGAAATTTGCAACAAGTACAACCTAAGCGAAAAGGATTATAAGAACATGATTAAAGACGGATGGATTTCATGCAGCGCTCCACAGTATGAAACTATCTATGTCTTTTACAAAAAGACGTGTTCTTATCAAAAGACCTGCGATGAATTTAGTATCTCTAAAAGCACCCTTCACACCATAATTCACAAGTTCGAGTAGTTCTATTTTTTATGAACTAAAACCATAGTTCTGTTTCGGAAATTTGTATCCGATGACAGGACATATCTTTATTGAAGGTGAAATCGGATCAGACGTAACGGCTAAAACCGTTCGCGCTGATATTGCCAATTACCCACAAGCTAAAGACTGGACTATTCACATCAACTCACCTGGAGGGGATGTGTACGAAGGTTATCAAATTGGGTCGATCATTAAAAATCTTGGTCAGCCTACTCTTGCGCATATCGGTTCGATGTGTGCTTCTATCGCTACATACGCAGCGCTTTCATGTGATGAGGTGATTATGAACCCACACGGGGACTTCATGATCCACTTGCCTACAGGAACGATCAACGGAACAGCCGAGGATTTACGGAGAGGTGCCGAGCAACTCGACCGGATTAAGTCTGAACTGATTGGCCGTTACTTACCTAAAGTAGCAAGAAAAGGCATCAACAAAGAACAGCTATCGGCTATGATTGAGAAAGAAACATCTATGTCACCAAATGAGGCTTTAGCAATGGGGTTCATTGATGGTGTGCAGGAGAAACTGAAAGCCGTTGCAAAATTTAAACCAATTATAGATATGCAAATTACAAAAGCAGAAGCCGAAGGACTATTCCAGTCTTTAGGTGAGAAAATAGACAATTTCTTTAACAAGATTTCAAAGGTTAAGAACTCAGTAGAATTGGCATTAGCTGACGGTACTTTGGTACAATCAGATGCTGAAAATCCTGAATCAGTTGTAGGGTCATCTCTTACAATGCCGGACGGTACACCTGCTCCAGATGGTCAGCATGAAACCGCAGACGGTTATGTTATTACGGTAGCCGGTGGTAAGGTTGCTTCTTATGAGCCTAAAATGGAGGACACTAAACCAGATCCTACCGAGGAACTTAAAAAGCAAATCGCAGCACTTCAGGCACAATTAGCCGAAAAGACTAACGCAGCAACAGAGGCAGTAAAGGAGAAAGAAGCCATTACAGCTAAACTTAAGACCGAGTTCACAAACTTGAAATCTGAGTTAGAAACTCTAAAATCAAAAACATTCGGGGACGATTCAAAGCCCGCAGATAACCCTGAATTCAAAGACGAAAAAGGCAAAACAGAAAAACCTTATGATCCTATGGTTCAGTGGTTTGACGCATTTAAAACTTCACGATTTAACTAAAACTTAAAAAACATGGCATCATCGTACACTTATAGCCCGGGCGCAACGTTCCCCGGTAATTTACCGACCGAAATCTTTCAAAAGCCTTCGATCGGAACCCCTGCATTGAATGAAATTTTCACTATCCGTCAGGGAATCAGAACAGACGAGTATCTAATCCTTCAAGGTCAACTTGATAAGATTGCAGGTACTAACCAGGGTTGCGAACCAACCTACACGACTTCCGGAACTTTCACAGATCGTAAGATCACAGTGGGTAAGTTTGGAGCCTATTTGAAATGGTGTAAAGAGGACTTTATGGCTACCGCTTCGGTATTGACCAATGATCCTAAATTCGTAGCTGACGGCCTTGATGGTTATGATGCAACTACCGCTATCCGTAAAATCTGGATGGATGAAATGGTTGACGCTTTAAGACGCGACTATTTCCGTGTTGCTCTTTTCGGTAACGATTCAGTGGCAGACACTTTCTGGAATCAAATTGAAGGTTTGTTCGTAAAACTTTACGATGCCAACTCAGCTTATTGCGTTAAGCGTGTGGCTAACTCTTTAGGTAACAACCAAAACACGGTGTTAAATGCTGACGAGGCTTTGGATGCTCTTAAGAGAACCCACACAGACGCGGCTATCATCCTTAAGTCTTTGATGCCTTCTGAGAAGGTGTTCTGGGTAACCGGTGCTGTTTATGAGAACCTTATGGCTACTTATGAGAGCAAGCAAGGATATACCGAATTGCAATTCCAAAACCTAACCGATGGTAACTATAACCTAAGGTTCAGAGGAATTGACATTAAGCCTTTGTACCAAGCTGATGCAACTTTGGCCAGTGATACAACCTGTCCTTGGTATGGTAGCTTGAGAAACTTCATCATCTACACTCCTAAAGCTTCTTCTAAGTATTCAAATCTTGTTCTTGGAACTGAAAGAGCAAGCGACCTGAATAATATCAAGATGTTCTTTGATGAAAAGGATGACGTTACTTATGCAAAACACGAGGCCAGAATTGGCGTTCAGTTTATTCATTGCGATCTGACTGCATTCCACGATTAATATATGGGTTGCACTATAACAGCAGGTATTTCGATTACGTGCGATGCGTTAAAACGTGTTGGCGGTCTGAATAAGCGGCTATGGCTGTTTAACAACTCAGATTTAGCTACCCCGATCGTAGCAACTACGGACGGGTACGTTACAAACATCCCACTAACGACTTACCGGACTCTTTATAAGATAGAGGGGCCAAAATTCGCTCACTCGTTTGAAATCAACGAGCAGAGAAGCGATGAAGGGAACGTGCAATGGGAACATAAACTTATGGTTAAGGTAGTGAACACAACCCCCACAGAAGATGCAATCCTTGAGGATTTGACTGTGGGAGAATTTGGGGCGATTGTTCAAACCAACAATAATGAGTTTTTAATTCTCGGAGCCACTAACGGTCTGACATCTACTGAAAGCAAATTAACTTCAGGCCAGAAGTCGGGAGATTCAAGCGCGAGCGCTATTACTTTGACCGGAAACGAACAAAGTATATACAAACGCTTGCTTAGAACAGACGTTAATACTACATTGACGTACTTAAATGCAATGACAGTTTAGGTTGTTTTATTCATTTTTAGCAAGCCCCTGACCTAAAAAATCAGGGGTTTTTGTTTTTAAATTTAAAAATATTTTTACCTTTACAGTCGATGACTCGCACAGAGCTACGAGATAAAATGCTTCAATCAGGTGACATTCACCGGCCTGATAAACATAATCCTTTCTGGGTTCAGGCATTTGAGATGTACAAATCAGAGACTAAAGATTACGAAGTATCAACAGGATGCGGATCTTGTTTCCGTAAAGTTGGCGCATGGCTGAGAAAATAGACTTTTACCAAATCTATTACCAAGACGATCAAAAGCCCTATATGTTTGATTGGGCAAAGCCTTATTTCAATGATACTCTTACACCATTCTTTGAGAATAGTGTTATCTCAAACGTTGTATTGCAGTCACAGGCCGATAAAATAGCGGTTACGTCTTGGTGTTTAAGGCAAAAGATGACCGCACGAATCCCACCGAGGCGAGAACTTACGGCTGAAGTTCTTCATGAGGACTTTGACGTTATGAGTTTTACTAAAAATGCACCTTCGCACGATATGTTATGCGCTTTAGATGGCTGGCATCCTGGTTCAGTTGATCTTTTGGCTAAAATTTGGGATCAATTAGGCTATCAGATGCCAAAAAAGACCCGTTTTCCAATCTATCAAAACGCTTTTTGTGCCAGATCAGACGTTTATTTGGATTATGTAATCAATTTTCTGGTTCCGGCTATGTATGTAATGGAATTTGACCAAGAAATTAAAGAATTGTGCTATAAAAATTCAGGCTACACGGTTACCACGCTAAACAAGCCGGTAAACTTTGACCGGATAGAGAAATATTTAGGAATTAGATACTACCCGATGCACCCATTTATCTTAGAACGATGCTTTAGTTTGTGGATTCAGATGAAAGATTTAAAAGTTATTTACCTATGATAAGTTTATTACATCCCTCAAGAGGACGGCCAAAGCAAGCCTATGAAACTGCTAAAAAATGGATTGATCGTGCCGGGGTTGAGGTTGAGCATATACTTTCAATCGACATGAACGATCCATCTAAATGGGAGTATCTTAATTACAAATGGCAGCAAGTAATTTGCCACGATAATAAATCAGTTGTAGAGGCTACCAATCGCGCGGCTAAAATTGCAAAAGGTGATATACTGGTTTATCTTTCAGACGACTTCGATTGCCCTGAATTGTGGGGTGAGCTGGTTTTAAAAGAGTTTGAAGATAGGCCGTTACTTATTAAGGTTGATGATTGCCTTCAGCCATTGGGAACTATGGTATTAACCATCCCGATCATGAACCGTAAACTATACGAAAGGTTGGGATACTTCTGGCATCCTGATTACTTGAGTATGTTTGTTGATGAAGATCTTTTCTGGACTGTTCGAAAGTTAGGGGCTTTAAAGTTCAGCGAACATTTGAAATTTCCTCACATCCATCCGGCTAAAGGGCTGGCACCTGATGACGAAACATACCGCAGGAGTTCTAAGAATTGGGATCAAGGTAAGAAACTATTTGCCCAAAGGAGAGGGCAGGGATTTATATGATACTATCAATCTGCATCCCCACGCTTCCGGAGTATAAAAGTCAGCAGCATCTTGCTAATCTGATGTCATTACTTAACCCACAGTTAACCGATGAAGTTGAGATAGTTACCGATGCGCGTAACCGTCAAACACCTACCGGAACTAAAAGAAACGATATGTACCAAAAAGCAAAAGGGCTTTATGTTTCTTCAATTGATTGCGATGACTGGGTTTCTCCTGATTATGTTTCAAGTATCTTAGAAGCGGCTCAATCTGTTCCAGATGTTATTACTTTTAAAGGATGGATGACAGAGAACGGAAAGAACAGAGTTGATTGGACAATAAAGTTAGGCGAGAAATACGAAGCGCGTAACGATCACAGAGGAGTAGTGCATTACTATCGCTTTCCTAATCACTTAGTCGCAATGAAGAAAAGTATAGCCACTCGGGTACGGTTTCCTGATGTTTGGCAAGGAGAGGATTATAAGTGGGCTAAGGAGATTCACGACCGGCAATTATGTAAAACAGAAGTTCATATCCCCAAACAATTATATCACTATGTTTACCGAACCAACAAGTAAAAACATATCGTTACTAATCCCGCCCAATTATTCCACATGGCAAACAATAGAACTAACTTATCAAGCTTGTCAGGATGTGATCAAAAGAAATGTAGAGGGTGTTTTTGTTGAATGTGGAATCGCGGCAGGGAATAACTTTGCGGCTATGTGTTTAGCGGGCCGGCATGGGTACGGGTTCGATTCTTTCGAGGGTATCCCTTGGGCTGGTCCTAAAGATACAGAGCAGCCAGGGATAGGGAATAAAACAGTAGAACTTGAATGGATTAATGGAATTCCAGTTAAAAGTTATATTGGCGGTGGATTTGTTGACAATACAATAAGTTCAGGCGTTACGGTTCACACGATGGACAACGTTATGAAAGACATGGAGAAATACGGGATTAAGAATTACTCTTTGATTAAGGGATGGTTTATAAACACTTTGCCGACATGGAATTTACCTATTTCAGTTTTGCGATTAGATGGTGATTTATATTCGAGTACTTACGAAAGCCTAACATACCTATGGCCTCACCTGAGTGAAGGAGGGATATTGATTGTGGACGATTGGAACTTAGGGGGCTGTAGGTTGGCTTTTGATGAGTACTTTTTGAATAACTACGGAAAACATTATTGTCCTCAATTACTTTTAAATAACGGTGTAACTTATTGGAAAAAATGAACTACTCACAAAACAACGAACAGGAAGTAATTTTAAATTACTTTGATAAAGCAAGCAAATCAGTAACCCCACCAAGATGGATAATAGATGGCCGTGAACTAACATTCATCGACATCGGTGCGAACGATGGGAAAACTCTTAGCAATACATTTGCTTTGACTGAGCGAGGCTGGAAGGGGGTTTTAGTAGAGCCGTCACCGAAAGCCTTTGCTCTTTTAAAAGATAATTACAAAAGCTATAAAGCCTATTTGTATAACTTTGCACTCGGAGAAACAAACGGAAAGGTAAAGTTTTATGACTGCGAAACTCACCTTAATAAAGGTGATTTTGGGCTACTTTCCACGATGGTAGAATCAGAAAAAAATAGATGGACAAAAGAGAAATTTAATGAGATCGAGGTACAGTCTTTCCGGTGGAAAACCTTTCTTAACAGACTTTCAATTAAGACTTTTGATTTTATCTCTATGGATATTGAGGGGATGGAAGTATCTTTACTTAAACAGATGGACTTACGCAGTACTTCGCTGGTTTGTTTAGAGTGGAATTCAAAGCCAGAAGTAAAGGTAGAGTTTGACAAGCTTATGATTGGTTTTAAAATCATTTACACAAGCCCTGAAAATCTGATCTATGCAAGATAGTGTTTTGTCGATCGTAATGATTACCGTACCCGATAGGGAGGAATCTTTTCATAAACTTGAATCAGAGGTAAAAAGACAAATAACAACCTGTAATTATATCCATCCAATTTTAGGGAATGTTGAGATAGTTAAAGTCGATGGTGATCGAATGGATAAAGGAGGATTTTCAATAGGGGTTAAAAGGCAGTTAGGTTTATCAAAATCAAGTGGTAAGTATGTTTGCTGGTTAGATGATGACGATTGGATAAGTCCCGACTACGTGGAAACTATTTTACGCCTTGCTATTTCAAACACTGACGTTTTAGTTTTTAACAATATTTCCCGCTTTGAAAACTTCTGGTGCTTGGTTCAAATGAACTTAGATTTTATAAATGACGAACAGGTTAAACCTGGAATTATCCATCGCAGACCTTACCACGTTTGCGCCTTCAAAAGAGAAATATTAGAGGGATGTAAATTTCCGGACGCGAACTTAGACGAGGACACCGGATTCTTAGCACAAGTTTGGCCTAAACTTAAAAGTCAGGCAAAGACAGAAGCTATATTACACGAGTACAGACGACTAACTAAATCATTAGCATGAAACGAATATTAGCACATTACAAAGACCCAAACGGTAATTTTTGGTTTAGAATATTTGGATACGGATTATCCTTTTATAAAGAGGCTATGTTTTCAGATCGGCATTTTAAAAATAGAAAATATTTTAATTACTATATCAAATTACTAAAGCCATTAAATAGATGAAACGAGCAGTAGTATCTTTTGCAAACGGATCTTACCTTCCAAAGTTGGAACGGATGAAAGTTTCCATGAAAGGAAACACGGACGCGGATATAATCACATTCACTAAATACGATGAGGTAGGATGTAAACCACACACAGAAATACCCTACCAGTTTAAACCTTTCGCTATCTGGAAAGCTATCGGAATGGGTTATGATTCTATTCTTTGGGTAGATAGTCCGATTGTAGCCGTTAAAGATATTACTCCAGCTTTCGAGTATATAGAAAAAAACGGGTATATGTTTTTTAATAACATTGGCCATCCTTTAGGAAAGTGGACTAATCAAAAGTGCTTAGATTATTTTGAAATGACACGCGAACAGGCCATTGATACTAAACAGATCATGGCTTCATGCATGGGGTTTAACCTTACTGATTTCAAGGTAAATAAAATGCTTATGCTATACAGTCACTTGTCAGACGGCCTATATCCTGGTTCATGGACTGACCATAGGCACGATCAAACTGTTATGAGTTTCCTAATTCACAAGTATGGATTAGACATTCTAACCGCTCATGAAACCTTCTTTTCATACACCCATTTCAGCGATCATTTTAAAATAGCCGACTCGGTATGCCTAATCTCGAAATAAGCACCGTTGTCGGGTGCCGGATGAAGTGCGACTATTGCCCTCAGAATTTGCATATAAAGACGTACACGGCAAAGACTAAGGAAACCGTCATGAGTTTGGAGAACTACGCTCACGCGCTGTCTAAAGTGCCTACAAGCGTAGATATACACTTTGCAGGGATGGCTGAACCTTGGCTAAATCCAAACGCTACGGACATGGTTTTAATGGCTCACGAACAAGGCCACAAAATACAGATTTATACCACGTGTTACGGGATGAAACTTTCAGACGTTGAAAGGATCAAGCACATACCATTTATTTACTTTTGCCTTCATCTTCCGGACGCGGACGGGATAATGAAAATAGAGGTTACAAAAGAGTATTTAGAAGTATTAAGCGCCTGTTTAAAAATGCACAATACTACGTTTACGTGCATCGGTAAAATACACCCAGAGGTAGAACGCATTACAGGCTTTATAGATGACTCAAGCAAAAGCCTGATAAGTAGAGCCGGAAACATTAAAAAGCTTGCCATAACTCCAAAGAAATGGCATATACGGTGTTCTTCTATGCCTGATAAGATGGATCATAACGTCTTACTACCTAATGGGGACGTTTTATTATGTTGCTGCGATTATGCCAATAGACACGTTTTAGGAAACCTTTTAAAAATGGACTACGAAAGTTTATTTGAAAGCGAAGTTTATAAAGAAATTCAGGAGGGATTAAAAGATGATAATTCAAAAATTCTTTGTCGTACTTGTGAAATTGCGGAACATATTCAGGGGCTGGTTTAAGTACCTGTTTTTTAAACCTTCTGAATTAGGTCAACGTAGATTAGCAATTTGTAAAACTTGCACATACCGAAAGGGCTATATTTGCGGTGAATGTGGGTGCGTATTGGTTGCAAAAGTTGAGGAGATTACAGAAGAATGTCCGCGCGATCTTTGGCGTAGGAAATCGGCTTTAACTACTTGTACTATACATCAAATAAATCCAGATATATCATGCGATTAGCAGCTATTTACAACGTTTGGGATGACTACGACTTATTAAAAGAATCAATTAGTAACATAGAATCATTAGTCGATGGTATTATAGTTGTTTGGTCTGAATATTCAAACTTTGGCGAATTACACAATCCTAAAACAGAAACACCATATACAAAAGCTACATGGATAAACTTAGAACCTCATTCAAATTTAAAACCATCAGAAAACGAGCGTTTAAAAAGAAATTACGGCCTTATTAAGGCCAGAGAGTTAGGATACACCCATTTTTTAATGATGGATGCCGATGAATTTTACGAATCAGAACCATTTTTAAAAGAGCAAGAGCGGATTTTAAAAAACGATTTAGCTGGGACGGTTTGTCGGACTAAGGTCTATTTCCGTGAACCCACTTTAACGGTAGGCTATGACGTTACGTTAGTCCCTTTCATCCACAAGATTACTCCTGATTTATGTTTCACATGGAACACTAAATACCCTTTTGCTTTCGAAGGGCCGCGAAGGGAAATAAGAATAGATCCTACAAGGCAAATGAACATTAACTCAGGCGTGGAATGGTCTGAAATTACTATGCATCATATGAGTTGGGTGCGTTCGGACGTTCGGAAGAAAATAAGGAACTCAACAGCACGTCAAAATATAGAGAAGTCTACGATAGTTCGGGATTATTCGAACGCTAAAGAGGGGTATTATTGCGAATTTTACAGAGCCAAGATCGAGTCTTGCGAAAACCTGTTCAATTTACCCCAGATTGTAGATGAATCTATCAGTTCAGAACTTAATTAGGCAACCAGCTACAAGTACTCAATTAGATTGGGATAAAGAAACAATAAGATACGGTGAAAATGATAATTTCCCGTTAAGACTCGCAAGGTTAGTTAAGAACAGCCCTACTACTTCTTCATGCATTGATACAAAAATTGGCTTCATCGAAGGAGCGGGATTTTCGGATGAGCGTTTAGCTGATTTTAAAGTAAATTCACAAAAGCAAAGGTTTGGAGATATTCACGCATATAATGCTGAATCATACGGAATCTTTGAGGGGTTCGCGTTGAACGTTAAATACAACGTAGAAGGATTAATCACAGAAATTTACAGCGTTCCTTTTGAACATTGCCGTTTAGGTAAACCAGACGACAAAGGGGTAATAACTTCCATAAAAGTTAATCCGTATTTTGGAACAGCTGAATACAGAAAGACTCAAACAAAAAGTTACGATGTTTATAATCCTGATCCTAAAGTAGTTTTAGCTCAACAGGCTAAACAGCAAAAAGATTACAAAGGTCAAATTCTTTACATAGCCAATACAAGTCCTTTAAGCAGGTTCTATCCTTCGCCTAACTACTACTCAGCCGAAAACTGGATGATAGTTGACGAGGCAATAGGCGGTTTCCACAGGCACAATATTGAAAACGGATTCTTTCAAAGCGTTTTACTTCGTGTTATTGGTGATCCTAATGCACCAAGTACACATCCTGCAGATCAAAAGTGGAATGAGGATACTCAGCAATACGAACCAGATCCTACTAAAACCAATGCATACAGGTTTAACATAGAAATGCAGAACTTTTCAGGCTGGAATAAGGCCGGAAATACGCTTACACTTTGGGGAAATAAAGATGAGGTTCCTGAAATTCAGGCTTTCCCATCTACAACTAATTCAGAGCTATTCAGAACGCTTCAGGATCTAACCACAGAACAGATCGCACGCGCTACTATGGTTCCTTCTGTCTTGGCTAATATTCAATCAGGGGCAAGTTTAGGCGGTGATGGTAATAATATCAGGGCATCGGTTAAACTAATGCAGCAAAGAGTTGCTAAAACTCAGGCACTTTTTGAACGTGTTTACAAGGAATTACTAAGTCATTTTAAAGGTGCTTCTTTTGCGGAGGTTGATATTATCAATTATAATCCATATCCTGAAAAAGATCAGCTTGATCCACTTATTTGGGAAGCATTGCCACAGGAAACTAAGTTAGCTTGGATTAAAAAGAACACTGAATTTGAAATTCCTGACGTAGTCGCGCCACAACCGGCAGCGCCTTCTAATTTTTCGAATGTTTTCTATGCAGATTACCCACAGAAAGCGAAAGATAACGCAAAGAGAGCTTTGAATTTTAAAACTCAAATGGAATCTAAGTGTGGAGGTAAAAATGGTTGGTTGATGTGCCAGGATATTATAGATGGGAAACCGTTAAGTTATAAGAGCATAAGAAGGATTTACAATTACCTGAACAAAACCGAGTCATTCCAGAACTACATTTTTACCGATTCTTGTGAGGCTGTTTTATTCCACGCGTGGGGAGGTAAAGAGATGTTAAGTTGGGCTAAATCTAAAATAGATTCTATCAATGAGTAAGCTAATTACATACGCATATTTAAGACAGGAGACTGATATTTCGCCTAATGTCGATAATGCGAAGTTAGATAACCCAATTAAGAACGCTCAAGATCGTTTACGGGCTTTAATTTGTCCGGCTTTTTACGATCAGTTAGTAAGTCAGAACTCCACAACGCCAAAAACTTTATCAACTGATAACGAAGCGTTTTATACTCCTTATGTGATTCAGTATTTAGCTTGGCAAGCCTATGAATTTTACATAATTAAGGCCAATACGTACGAAACACGCATCGGGGTAAGAGTTTTTAGAGAGGAAAATAGTGAACCAGCATCTGATAAGATAATGGGCGAACAAATAGCCTTAGCAAAGCGTCAAACTCAGTTCTATAAGGAACAAATGATCAACTTTTTGAGGACTTCTCAGAACGCAGACAGCACAAAATACCCGCTTTACACCATTTTAGGAACAAAATCAACGGGTTCAGGTTTTGGTATCAGTGCCGTTAGTAAAATTGACACAGTGAACTATAAAATAGAAAACTCAATCGTTAATCAAGAGCCATAAATGGATATTTCTAAAGGATTTATAGCGCAGGAACAAGGACTTTCATTTTATAATGGAAAAGCTATTAATGATTTAGCCTTTACTTTCCTTTACGATGATGAAGAGGAAACTATTTTTGATTTTATATTTGCTAATTTTCCTGCTTCTTTTTTATAAGCATCCATCGAACAAAGCACACCAATCGAACGAGCCATCGCGATAGATACAGAGCCAGACCTCCTATTCGACGCCTGGTTCGATCTAAAATGCGCACGCCCTATGATGACATACTCAGTACCAGCAACCTTA